ATTGGAGAAATTAAAAAGGCATGTCCAGATATAGAATGCGTACATATAAGTCATCATCTGATACCAAAGGAATAAAAATGTATAATTACGATTGGTGGAAATTTGATAAAGACTTAATGTTAGACTTTAATCATTTCTTGAAAAAGATTAATACTAGAGCATGTATCAATCTTGGATTTATAGATGAAGAGTACGATAATTTAAATAGGCACGGAGAAATTGACTTTGGCTTAGGACGAGACGTCGAGTACTTTCATCCAACTATAACTCTCGATGATAGAATGAGATATATAGGTACAGTGATCGCGCAACAAGACATGTCTAAATTTAATATACTTGGCAATGGTATCATATCTCACTTTTATGGAGCTCGTGGCGTGCACATGGCTATTACTAACAGTAACGATCCAAATGATTGTTTTGTTGATTTTGATAGATTAGCTGATAACGATATGAAGTACTTGTATAAATTACAAGACAATATTGAAATAGCAAAGACTAAAAAAAGACCTATATGGGGTACTACCGAATTGCATACTTCGATACAAGCGGCTTCTAGAAATTATTGTAGATTAAAATATTATATGCCAAACAGAGCATTTCATCCAGTAAACGTAGTTGATTGGGTAGCTTCTTTTAGAGATAATGGTACGTACGAAGATTTATGTAACGCTGAAAATATGGAACAAGCTTATAATGTATTAAGAGAACTGCCAGGGATTGGCGAGTACTATGGATTTCATGGTGCGGCATCTACGAGTGTATTACCACAAATGAAGTACTATCATGACGATAGATTTTGCGCTCCCGGTCCCGGTGCTGTATATCTCATAAATAGAATGTGGCCAGACGCTCCACGTAAATTATATGCTGAAGCTATTTACTTCTTAAGAGAAAATGCTGAAGAATGTGGACTTACTAAAGATGTCTGGTTTCATCCGGAAGCTTATAATATTGATATGCCAGATGGTACTAAATTATTTAGAGAACAACAAGATGGTTTAAAATATTATGGTACTGAAGTTTTATCTTGTCAGTTTGGAATATACTTACAGATAAGAGAAAATAAAAAACTATGTGAAAAACGTAAAGTATCGAGAGCAACTGAACTTACAGATCAAAATACACTAGAGGAGTTCTTTGTATGACAGCAATAATGAATTGTCCATTTATTCCAATTGCAGCTAGGCCACAGTCTCATCGTGGCGCTCAAGGCGTAATATATGCTGACATGTTAAAACAAACTGGAGTTGATATAGAAATCAATTGGGGTGGTAAGATAGAAGACCACAACGAGTTCGATGAGATGTATGTCTATCACGGTAGCGACTGGACTGGAGGATTAAACTTTTTTGGTGGTGTCAAAGGTTTTCCATACGTAGAAAATACTCGTAACTTTTCTCAGTTTAAAGGTAAGGTCTATTCTGTTGGTATTGAATTTCCAGCTTATCATGAAATGATAAAAGAAAGATTAGATAGAGCCAAAGAGACTGGTGGAGCTATATTAAACGCGTGGCATGACGTAGATTTAGATAATTTAAAAAGAATGTATGATACTGCTGAATTTATTAAATATCCAAAGTTGACTGACAAAATAGTCATTGGTGATAGTCATGCTATTTGCATGTATCGACCAGATTGGGTAGTTAATTCAGTACCTTTTAAAACTCTCAATGGAGCTTTAAAGACTGGATTCGAAGAATTTATTGAAGATGCAGCCCCTATAAATACATTTAATAAAGTAGAATTGTACTTTGGTAATATCGATATAAGACACCATCTTTGCAGAGTAGAAGGTAATCATATAGACAACGCTATAGAGTTAGCTTCAAGATATATTCAAGCTGCAGAAAAACTACCAATAGATGACGTATCAATATACGAGCTTCTTCCAATAGAAGACGAATCTAGAAAATTACCAAAGTCTGGCTATTACAAAGGTAAACCATTTTGGGGTACTTGGGAACAAAGAAACTCAGCCAGAATAGCATTTTATGAAACACTTAAATCAAAAGCAAAAAGAGTAAAAATAATTAAGTGGACAGATTATCTCTTAAATAGAGATGGTCAACTAGATTTTAAAAATATGGAAATGCCACATTCAATACACTTATCACGAGCCGCGTATCCACACTGGACCGGCGAAGAAAAACCAAACACATTGGAGGACTTTTTTACATGAAAATAGCTTTAACAGGCTCACGTGGTTTTATAGGTAGCCACTTGATGAAAAGACTAAAAGAAGATGGTCATGAAATAGTTGAGTGGGATTTACGTAACGAGCCATCTAATGACGTTCAAGACTTTAATCCACATGAAATAAGTTACGTAATTCATCTTGCAGCTCACGCTAATGTTAGACAAAGTATAAAAGATCCACAAAAATACTGGGTTAATAACGTAGAAAATACTACGCGTATACAGAAAATATGTACATATAATAACATACCACTAATGTACGCGTCTTCTTCTTGTATTCATAACTGGTGGCTATCACCTTATGGTACTACTAAAAAAGTAAACGAAGAAACTGCATTTCCACATCAGGTTGGCTTAAGATTTACTACTGTATACGGTGAAGGAGCCAGAGAAAATATGTTTATTCCTATGCTGTTAAATGGAAATCTTAAGTACGTAACTGATCACACTAGAGATTTTATACACGTTAAAGACGTGGTCGAAGCTATAACTTTACTTATGAGTAAAGACATAAGATTATTAAAGCCTACGTATGATATTGGTACTGGCATCGGTCACCAAGTTCGTAGTCTTGCTGACATTGGAGGCTATATAGACTTACCAATAGTACACGGAGAAGAATGCGAGGCAAAAGATAATACAGCAAATAATGCTGATTTAGTATCACTTGGTTGGAAACCAACTGTTAAAGTGGATGAATATATTTTAATGCGTACGGTGCCACACTGATGAAGTACGCTAGTATAGTACCTTTGATTGGTGGTGAAACAATCGCGATGCAAAATATTCTTAATAAGAAACCGGAGTATATTTTAAGTTATGAAGATTTCAAAGCAAACGATTTTAACTTGGTTGAATACTACAAAGGAAAAGTCCCTTATCATCTTGTTGGAGATGGCAGGGTACCTGACTTACCTTCTGTCGATGTTATCAACACTGTTTGTCCTTGTGCTGGCCTCAGCAGTCTCAATCCTTCAGCTAGTTCAGATGCTGCTATTAATGATTGGATGCCTACCACAGCGAGTCTTGTCTTGGGTAAACTCAAACCTCAAGTATTCTGGGGTGAAAACGCACCAAGATTCGCTTCGCAAGCTGGAGAGCCGGTCCGTGAAAATCTTAGACGAATTGGGAGAGAAAACGGATACGTTTTCTCGGTATATAAAACAAAGTCGATTCTTCACGGACTAGGACAAGTAAGAGATAGGTCATTTTATTTTTTCTGGAAGGGTGACAAAATACCAAGATTTGAATATATAAAAAGAGGATACGAAAGAATTGAAGACACGATTCGTTCCGTGAAACGCAGGTCAGACGACCCTATGAATGTTCTTACTAATTCTAACGTTCCTAGTCAAAACCCGTACTATCGATACGTTCTCGAAGAACTAGAGGGCGGGATATCGCATAAAGAATTTCAAGACACTAGAATAACAAAATCGATTAACGTGTTAACTTATATCGAATCAAAGACAAAATACAATAAAGTAGGTCAATGGATGTTTAAGAATGGCTACGACAGAGACGCAGCAAAATGCGAGAGAATACATAGAAAGCTCGAATCTGGTGGTAATATTATGAGAAAAAATATAGAGTTTCCAAAAGATTACATTGGAGCTTTTGTTGGACACTTACCAACTATGTTAACTCATCCAGACGAAGACAGGTTCTTGACAGTACGTGAGTGTTTGTCAATAATGAAATTACCAGAAGATTTTATGTTACAAGGTGGCATTAAGAACGTTAATCATATATGCCAAAATGTACCAGTCACTACAGCTCAAGACATGGCTGAACACGTCGTAAGATTTTGCGATGGACGACTAGATAATCAGTTGATGGAAACTGATTACTTAATGCAGGATAATAAAACTCAATCTCTCACAGTAAAAAATAATCCTGTACAATTAGATGAATTTATGTTATAATTATATTATTTGTAGGAGAAAAGTATGTCAATAATGGATAAGCTTAAAAAGAATAGCAAGAGCGATTTTACCTCTGTTCTCGCCGATTCTAAATTTTTTAATGAAAAGGACATGGTACCGACCGATGTACCAATGATAAACGTAGCCTTGTCCGGCTCAATGGACGGTGGTTTAGCACCGGGACTTACAGTACTTGCAGGTCCATCTAAACACTTTAAAACTTCATTTGCCTTAATCATGGCAAGTGCTTATTTAAAAAAATACAAAGATGCCGTATTATTATTTTACGATTCAGAGTTTGGCTCGCCTCAAGCGTATTTTGAAAACTTCGAGATCGATACAACAAGAGTTCTACATACTCCTATTACAAACGTAGAAGAACTTAAGTTTGACATTATCGCTCAGCTCGAAGGCTTGGATAGAAAAGATAAAGTCATAATCGTAATCGATTCTGTTGGTAACCTAGCATCTAAAAAAGAGTTAGAAGATGCGATAAACGAAAAGTCAGTGGCAGATATGTCAAGGGCAAAAGCACTTAAAGGTTTATTTAGAATGACTACACCGTATCTAAATATGAAAGACATACCTTTATTAGCAGTTAATCATACGTATAAAGAGATTGGCTTATTTCCAAAAGACGTAGTATCTGGTGGAACTGGTATTTACTACAGTGCTGATAATATTTGGATAGTTGGAAGACAACAGGATAAACAAGGAACTGAAATTAAAGGCTACCACTTTGTAATTAACGTGGAGAAATCAAGATATGTTAAAGAAAAGTCTAAGATACCTATTTCTGTTAGTTGGGACGGTGGTGTTGAGCGTTGGTCTGGCCTGCTCGATGTTGCTTTGTCTGGTAATTATGTTAGTAAGCCCAGCGCTGGTTGGTACTGCAGAGTTGATCAATCAACTGGAGAACTGGTGGACCCGAAAGTTCGAGAAAAAGACACCTTAAAAGAAGAGTTTTGGAAACCTATAATTGAAGAAACTAACTTTAAGCAGTACATCAATGATAAGTATACGATACTTAATAACGTAATTAATCTTTCAAAGATGGATCAGCACTGATGGAAGAAGGCGTACATTATGAGATAATTCCAGATAAAGCTGATGACCAAGCTTGGAACGTCAGAATGTTAGCAGGCCCTTTTACCGAAACTGTACTAAAATATGGTGTAATTAAATTTAATGAAATTCCAAAAAATATGTCATTCAACTTTTCTATAATTTATTCACCTGACACAGAACTGACTGTAGATGATCTAAGATTGCAAGACTCTGCAGGAGCTGTCTTAGAAAAGATTATGGAAAATGGAATGAAAGATGGAAGTGTAGTAAGTAAGGAGATAAAACATGGAAATTAGTTTAACCGAAAGAATGAAGTTATTGATGGACGAGATAGCTATTGCAAAGAGCAAACTACAACCGCATGACACTGGTCACATACATACTTCAATATCATACTTAGAAAGTAGAGTAGAAGAAGTACAAAAAGAAATAGAAGAAAGGTTAATGAAAGTTGCCTACTAATTTAGAACAAACTATATTACGTAATCTTCTCACCGATGAAGATTACATGAGAAAGGTACTGCCTTTCATCAAGCCAGATTATTTTGAAGGCATTTACAGAATTCTATTTAGAGAAGCTGGTAAGTTTGTTGCTAAGTATAATAAGTTACCAAACGCAGAGGCGTTTAAGATCGAGCTCGATAATACTGATAAGTTAAGTGACGAGCAATATAATTTGGCTATGGATATCGTACCTCAATTGTTTGCTGGTGAAAAGGTAGATGATAAATGGTTATTAGATACTACTGAAAAGTGGTGTCAAGATCGTGCAATATATCTTGCAATTATGGAATCGATATCAATTATTGATGGAAAGCATGAAGCGTTAACTAAAGGGGCATTGCCTGATTTATTAACTAAAGCTTTAGGCGTTGGCTTTGATTTAAAAGTTGGCCACGACTATGTAGAAAATGCGGAGGATAGATATGAATTTTATCACACAGAAGAAGACAGGCTTCCATTTGATTTGGAATACTTTAACAAGATCACCAAAGGTGGCGTCCCACGTAAGACTCTTAATATTGCTCTCGCTGGTACCGGTGTCGGTAAGTCTTTATTTATGTG